CAATAATTTAGAAACCAATAATTTAGAAACCAATAATTTAGAAACCAATAATTTAGAAACCAATAATTTAGAAACCAATAATTTAGAAACCAATAATTTAGAAACCAATAATTTAGAAACCAATAAATTAGAAACCAATAAATTAGAAACCAATAAATTAGAAGAAATAACTATTATAATAAACGAATTATTTACAAAATACAAGGATAATGTTTATATGACACATCGTTTAGAAACTCATTTGATAAATTTACCAAATATGTTAGAACAAGAAAATAAAAAATATGATGAGAGGGTTTCTAGATTTAATGAACTAACATTAGAACAAGATAACTTTCACAAAGTATTTTTATCAAAACATCAATATTTTTATATGCCTTATAATAACATATATTATGAATATGATGGAAAAACATATAAAATTATTAAGGATGATGATATTCACCATCATTTACTTTCAACAATTACAGACGAGGGTAAATTAATTCAATGGAAACATAAAACAAAACAAAATATAATTAAAAAGATAAAGGATAGATCTTTATTCAAGTCAACTCCTGAAACATATACTATTCAATCTGTATTAGGTTTTTTACAAACAGTGTTTCAAACAAAAACTGAAGCGAAATATTTTTTAACTGTTATTGGAGATTGTTTATTGAAGAAAAACACAGACAATTTAATGTATTTTGTTAGTTCGTCTGTTAGAAAACTAGTTACAATGATAGATTCTATTGGATACATTACTACAGGTAATTCAATTATGAATAATTTTATAACAAAATATCACGATAGTCACAAGTTACCATTATATCGTTTAATAAAAACAAATGAATCAACTAATACTTTATCACAAGAAATAGTAAAAGGTGTATTAAATAATATTGGTATAGACTTACTTTGTGTAGCAGCTCACTATTCAGAACAATATAGTAATTCTGATAATTATTTGAAAACAAAGGTAGAAGATTCTGTTAAGGATTATATATTCTATTTTGTTGAAAATACGTTAGAAAATGTAATTGATAATTTTATTAGCCAGTGTATTGAAACAGTATCAACTGATTCTAATATTACATGGAAAAATATGCATTATGTCTGGAAATTATACCTAACAAGTATAAATATTCCAAATATGGCATATTCTAATCAATTACAAACAATTTTGACAAGTAAATTAGAACATACTTTAGAAAATAGTGTTATAAATTTTACTCATATAACTAGTAAATATTTGCCAAATGTTAGTTCATTTTTGGCTTTTTGGGAAACTCATATGATTATTACAAATGATAACAATTTGGATGATGAATATGAGATAGATGAATATGAGATAGATGAAATATCCACACTATATAAAAATTCAGATCAAAAAAATTCTCAAATTTCGGATGCGAATATGATAAAAATGATTTGTCACTATTTTTCTCCACAAGTAGAAATAATTGATAATAAGTATATAACAAATATTAAATGTAATTTATGGTCTAAACAAGATGATATTAATGAATTTTTAAATTTATACAAGTTTAATTTAAATAATCAAGGCATAAATCCTAATTTAGATTTAATATCATTCGATGATTTGTATCAAGGTTATAAAGCATATTTTAAGGCAAAGGGTGTCTTAGAACAAAAGTCGTTTCCAATTGTTTCAAAACAATTTTTTGAGAAATTTGTGTCGAATCAGTTTCAAACATATATAAAATTTGAAAAATTTATTAGTTCAGAATGGTTAGAAGATCAAACAATTATGAACGTATAAATAATAAGATAATTAAGAATTTATTTTATTATTTTATTATTTTATTATTTTATTATTTTATTATTTTATTATTTTATTATTTTATTATTTTATTATTTTATTATTTTAAGCATCAAGAGCTCGTAAAAGTGGTGAATCAGGTCCAATAGATTGGGCATCAAAACCAAAAATGTCTGATGAACGATTACCGGTGCCACCCAGCATTCCTCTAGAACGTCCGCGACTTCTACGACGTCTGTGTTTTCCACCAGCCATACCAGCTAATAATTGGATATTAGCGGAACCAGCATCACCAACAGTAATACCTTGTCCATCAATTCCATCGCCAGACCAGTTGGAAGAACCAAAATTATTTAATGGAGCCATTCCAGATCCACCATACATTCTTCTAGATCTTCGTTTTCCACCAGAAGCTGCATTTAAAGCAGCAGTTAAAGGTGCATCACCTTGATCAATTAAACTTGCAGGAGAATATGAATATCCTCCTCTCATCTTCTTGGATCCTTTTCTTTTCGAACCAACTTTGACAAATCCGAATTTGCCTTTTTTGGTTCCATAACCGTGTTTTAAAAGGCGATTTTCCTTTTTAGCACTAAAGTGTTTAGATTTAGAAACAATGCGTCCAGCCTTGTTCATCATTAAGTCAGACTTGGTGAGTCCACCAGATGTTTTTTTAGATGTTCCATGCCAAACTTGAGCACGAGTTCCGATAGTATGAATTTTACCAGTCATTATAGAATAAATAAAGAAAAAAAGAAAAATGAAAGAAATAAAAGAAAGAAACAAAAGAAAAGAAAGAAATAAAAGAAATAAAAGAAAAGAATTAATGTCTAAAACATAACGATTAGATAAAAATTTAAAACGCATCTAAAATTTATTTCTGAGTGGTCTAAAGGAACCACCAGGTCCTCCTTCCCAACTTCCTAGATAATTAATAGTAACAGGTCTATTAAAATTACCAAATGTAGTTTTGCCTCCTAAAGTTCCAGTAAGAATTGTTGCTACACGGTTATTTTCAGTTTGTGAAGAATCATTCCATCCTTGTTTTGTTAAATTTGTTTTTTGTTGAATACATCCACATAAATGTTCATCGCTTATATCATTTACATATACTTGATTAGAATTAAATGTTCTATAATATTGTCTAATAATTTCTTTATTCATAAATTGTCTTAAATTACTTTTATTTCCAGGAGTGAATCTATTATTATTATATGTTGACATATGATCTAATATTTAAATATATAATTATTTCTGTAGAAATAGCGAATATGTTTATTAATTTTGATTTAAAGGGCTTTAAGTTAAAAATAATATATTATAATTAGGTTGGCACTGATAAACTATTTAGTATAGGTTTGATATAAATTATTACACCATATTGTGTAACAATTATTGTAATTATAATTTGGTAGTGTTTTCAGTAAGGTAATATTGATTTGTAAAAGTATTTAGGTTTTGAAAAATGGACATTTATAAATGTCCAAAATGGAAAACCTAAATAAAGTCTTGAAAAAGACCCTCTTAATCAAGAGTTTAGACCAGAATGCTCTTAAAACAGAAAAAATCTCGTTTCAAACTGTGATGCTACTTTTTTTATATTTTTAAAGAAAAGTATTTAGGAATTGTTTGTTGTCATTATATAAGATAATGAAAGATAATCCAAAACTCCCCGAAGTCCCAAGATATTTTCTGTGTGAAAAATGCGACTATCAGTGCTCTCATAAAGGAGATTGGAATAAACATAATTTAACATCAAAACATTTAAATGATAAAAATGATAACATAATAAGTCCCGAAACTCCCCAAATATACAAATGTACTTGTGGAAATGAGTATAGCCATATGTCTGGGCTATCACGTCATAAAAAAAAATGTTTAAATTTACAAAATAAACAAATTATTGATGACTTAAATGATCAGACAAAACAACAACAACTAATTGAATATTTAATGAAAGAAAATTCCGAATTTAAACAGATGATGGTTGAACAAAATAATAAGATATTTGAGTTAGCCAAAAATTCTGGAAATAATAATAATAATAACACTTCTAATATTGTAAACAATAACAATTTCAATCTTAATTTCTTTTTAAACGAAACGTGTAAAAATGCTATGAATATTATGGATTTTGTTAGTCAATTACAAGTGGAAATTAAAGAACTTGAAGATACGGGGAGACTTGGATTTGCAGAAGGCATTTCCAAAATAATTATTAATGGTTTAAAACAAATGGATATAAGTGATAGACCAATACATTGTTCTGATTCTAAAAGAGAAGTTGTTTATATCAAAGATAAGAATCAATGGTCAAAAGAAGATGAAGATAAAAGCTTATTAACTAATGCAATTAAACACGTAGCTCATAAAAATATGAAGAAAATTAGTGAATGGACAAAAGAACACCCTGAATATAATGATTCTAGTTCTAAACAAAATGATAAATATTTAAAAATTGTTAGTAATTCAATGAATGGTTCAACTTCTGAAGAAAGTAGTAAAAACATCAATAAAATTATCAGCAATGTTGCTAAGGAAACTATTATTAATAAATAGTTCTTTAAGTTCCTTTAAGAATAATATCTATTGTTTGTATATTTTATTTCCAAAAGTATTTTAGGTTTTGAAAAATGGACATTTATAAATGTCCAAAATGAGAAACCTAAAATACTTTTGTGAAAATATTAATTTGTGACCATAAATCAAAATTAGCGTCTCATCGCCAAAAAAATAATTATAAATTTGTGACTGTAATTATTTTTATTAAAACTTAAAAATATAATCTCCTACTATTTTATGGAAACTTTAGGAAGTATATTGGAAATAAAAACGAGCAATATTTTAAGTAATGAATATTATTGTGATATTTGTGATTATAAATGCGGTAAAAGATTTAATTTTGATAGACACATATTGACACCAAAACATATCAAGGAAATAGAACGGAAATGTAAACGAGCAAAACACGAGCAAAACGAGCAAAATAATAAACAAATAATTAAGGAATTTGAATGTGAAAAATGTAATAAAATATATCAAACGCACGCAGGTTTATGGAAACATAAACAAAAATGTAATACAACAATTGTTACTGGTTCAAATGATGAAAACTTTGATAAAGACCAATTAATTATAATGCTTATTAAACAAAATGCAGAATTAATCAAAGAAACAACTGATTTTAAACATATTATGTTAGAACATAAAACTATGATGATGAAGGTTGTTGAAAATGGAACACATAATACAACTAACAATACAACTAACAATACGAATTCACATAACAAAGCATTTAATCTTAACTTTTTTCTTAACGAAACATGTAAAGATGCTATGAATATTGAAGAATTTGTTAGTTCAATTAAAGTATCATTAGATGATTTAGAGAATACAGGAAGACAAGGTTATATTGAAGGTATATCAAGTATAATATTAAATAAATTAAAAAATTTAAATCATTATGATAGACCAATTCATTGTGCAGATCAGAAAAGAGAAATTCTATATATTAAAGAAAATAATGAGTGGACTAAAGAACATGAAGATAAACCTATTTTAACAAAGGCAATTAAAAAAATTGCTAATGAAAACATCAAAAATATCAGTGAATGGAGAGATAAAAATCCAGATTGTACTGCTTCAGATTCAAAAAAGAATAATTTATATTTAAAAATTGTTAGTAATTCAATGAATGGTTCAACTTCTGAAGAAAGTAGTAAAAACATCAATAAAATTATCAGCAATGTTGCTAAGGAAACTATTATTAATAAATTTTCCTGAATAAAATAAATAAAATTGAAACAATTTAAACACACATATTTAAGGTATATATACGAGACAATGAGCGCTACCGACGATAATACTTTATACTTTGACGTTCAACAAAAGACTGATAAACAACATATCCTGGATAATCCGGATACGTATATCGGTTCTGTTGAAACTGTTGATTCTAATGTATGGATAATGAATGAAACCAATGATAAAATTATTGAAAAAAACATTAACTATATTCCAGGATTGTTTAAACTATTTGATGAGGGTATTGTGAATTGTAGAGATCATGTTGTAAGAATGCAGTCTAAGATTGAACAAAAGGTTGATAATTCATTGCCTGTTACTTATATTGATATCGCTATTCAAGAAGATGGAACTATCGTTATGATTAATGATGGTAATGGGATTGATGTTGTTCAGCATCCTGAATATAAAACATGGGTTCCCGAATTGATCTTTGGACATTTAAGAACTTCAACTAATTATAACAAAGATGAAAAAAAAATTGTTGGTGGTAAGAATGGTTTTGGTTTCAAGTTGGTTCTTATTTGGTCTAAAACTGGTTCTATTGAGACGGTTGATCATATTCGCGGACTTAAATATACACAAGAGTTCAAAGACAATCTTGACATCATTTGTCCGCCAAAGATTACAAAGGTTTCCAAATCAAAACCATATACTAAAATTACATTTAAACCTGACTACGAACGTCTAGGAATTGATGGGCTAACTCCTGATCTTATTGCTCTTTTGAAAAAGAGAGTTTATGATATATCTGCCGTAACTGATAAAAGTATTAAGGTAAAATATAATTCTGCTATTATTCCTACAAAAAATTTTGAGCAATACATTAATTTGTATATTGGAGAAAAATCTGATGCACCAAGAGTTTATGAAGAGGCTAATTCTAGATGGGAATATGCTGTAGCTTTAACTCCTACAAATGAATTTATTCAAGTATCGTTTGTCAATGGTATTTATACTTCAAAGGGAGGCAAACACGTCGAATATATTCTTAATCAGATCACTAGAAAATTAGCAGAATTTATTGAGAAAAAGAAGAAAGTTAAGGTTAATCCAAACTCAATCAAAGAACAGTTAATTTTATTCATACGATGTGATATTGAAAATCCCTCATTTGATAGTCAAACAAAGGATTTTATGAATACTCCTATGGCTAAGTTTGGATCTAAATGTGATGTGAGTGATAAATTTATTGAAAAGGTTGCAAAGATGGGTGTTATGGATGCAGCATGTGCAATCACTGAAGTAAAGGAAAATAAGGCTGCTAAAAAGAGCGATGGAACTAAAAGCAAATCTATTAGAGGTATTCCTAAACTAGATGATGCTAATTGGGCTGGAACAGATAAATCAAATGATTGTATGATTATCTTTTGTGAGGGAGATTCAGCCAAAACCGGTGTTATTTCAGGATTATCGTCTGAAGACAGAAATACTATTGGCGTATATCCTTTGAAAGGTAAAGTAATGAATGTGAGAGGTGAAGCAGTAAAGAAAGTTTCTGAAAATAAAGAGATTGCTGAAATCAAAAAGATTATTGGTTTAGAAACTGGAAAGGAATATAACACACTTGAGGATGTTCATAAAAATTTGAGATATTCAAAAGTTGTATTTATGACTGATCAGGATTTAGATGGTTCTCATATTAAAGGATTGTGTATTAATTTGTTTCAAAATGAATGGAGTTCGTTGACTCATATTCCGGGGTTTATTGGATTTATGAATACTCCAATTTTAAAAGCAAAAAAGGGTCAACAAGAAATTAAATTTTACAACGAAGGAGAATATGAAGAGTGGAAAAGTATTAATGAAACAAAGGGTTGGAATATTAAATATTATAAAGGGTTAGGCACTTCAACTAAAACTGAATTCCGAGAATATTTTGAAGAAAAGAAATTTGTTGGATTTGAACACACTGGTGTAACAAGTGATGATGCGATTGATATGGTATTCAATAAAAAACGAGCGGATGATAGAAAAACGTGGTTGGAAACTGTATACGACAGAAAGAGTTTTGCTGATACAAGTAAACAAATGATTCCGTATGAAGAATTTATTAACAAGGAATTGATTCATTTCTCTAAATATGATTGCGATAGAAGTATTCCCAACTTGATGGATGGTCTTAAGATTAGTTTGAGAAAGATATTATTTAGTGCGTTTAAAAGAAGATTGAGCTCAGAGATTAAAGTTGCTCAGTTTTCTGCATCAGTCTCAGAACAATCTTGCTATCATCACGGTGAAGAAAGTTTGAATAAAGCAATTGTTGGAATGGCGCAGAATTTCATTGGATCAAATAATATTAATTTGTTATATCCATCTGGTCAATTTGGTTCTAGAATTAAGGGTGGTCAAGACGCAGCTTCTCCAAGATATATATTCACCAGACTTGAAAAAATTGCTAGAATTATCTTTCCAGAACAAGATGATAATATTTTGAATTATTTAACTGATGATGGAACTCCTGTCGAACCACAATTTTATGTTCCTATTATTCCAATGGTATTAGTGAATGGTTCAAAGGGTATTGGAACTGGGTTTAGCACTGAAATTATGTGTTACAATCCTAGGGATATTATTGCTTACTTGAAAAATAAATTACAAGGAACAAAAAATCCAGTTGAATTCTTTCCTTATTATGAGGGATTTACTGGTGAAATTGAGAAAGTTAGCGATACTAAATTTCTGTTTAAAGGAAAGTATGAAAAAATTGATACAGACAAAATTAAGGTAATTGAATTACCAATTGGTTATTGGACCGAAGATTTTAAGGAGTTATTAAATGATTTACAAAATGATAAAGATAAAGAAGGGAAAAAAATTAGTTCTCTTGTAAAAGATGTATTTGAAAATTATACTGATACAACTGTTGAATTTGTAATAACATTTTCAAAGGGAAAATTACAAGAATTAGAATCATTAAAGGGCGATAATGGTTGTAATGGAATAGAAAAGTTGTTAAAGCTTTGTTCGACTAGTTCAACAACAAATATGAATTTATTTACCTCGGAGGATAAGTTGAAAAAATATGAAAGTGTTGAAGAAATTGTTGATGATTATTTTGACATTCGTCTTGAATATTATGAAGATAGAAAGGATAATATGATTGAGGCATTGGAGAGAGATCTTCTCATATTATCAAATAAAGCTAAGTATATTCAAGAATTACTAAATGGAACTATTGATTTGAGAAAGAAGAAGAAGCAAGAAATTATTGATATGCTTCAAGATAAAGAATACGATACGATTGACAAGGATGAAGAATTTAAATATTTGGTAAAAATGCCTATGGATTCGGTATCAGAAGAAAATGTTGAGAAATTACTTAAGGAACATCATGCTAAACAAGATGAATTAGATCGCATTAAAGCAACAACAATTCAACAAATGTGGTTATCAGAATTAGAGATTCTTGAACACGAGTATCAAGAATATCAAAAGGAAAGAGAACAATCTCAAATTGGAGATTCTAAAGTTAGTAAGAAGAAAACTGTGTCCAAGGTTTTAGGTGGAGCTAAAAAAGTAGTTAAGAAAGCATCAAATATTCAATTAGAAGTATCTGAAGAAATTGAGATCAAACCTAAAAAGAAAATTGTAAAGAAAGTAAATGCTTAGAATAAAGATATGTTAACCAAATAAAATATAATGTAAATTTTTGTAAAGTATCTATTTTATAATTATCTATTTTTCAATGTAATTATAAGTATCAATGTAATTATAAGTATCAATTGTATAAGTATCTATTTTATAATTATCTATTTTTCAATTACTTTTATTTGTTTTGTTAGTTGATCATTAATATTTTTTAATTCTTTTTCTTGTGATTCAAAAAGTTCTGCAGGGATATCGTATTTTTTTGTTCAAAGAGATCTTTCTTATTTTGTCTTTTTATGGTGTAACCTAATAATATCTTCTTCTTTTTGACTTTAGAGAATGAAACTAACTAACAAATAGTCTTTAAGCATTTGAATTAATTCTATATTATAGCTTTAAGTATATGAGCAATAATATAATATATATAGTGATTTTAAAACCAATTAGGCATTAAATAATTATTTTTATCTTTTTGAGTTTCAACAATAGGCAATGACATAGGAACAGCTAATGTGCTAACATCATATAAATATTTCATATATCCTTTTGCTTCAGAATAAACATTATGAATACAATAATCTAAAACAATTTGATTTAGCTGTTCAATTTGTCCAGATACATTTTTAGGCTGATTAGCAGCGTGTTGTAAAAATACACTGCGCATAACTATTTTTAAAGAATCACAATCTTGGGGGCCAATTACATATTGACTATTTGATTTTTCGTAAACACCAGATCTGATTCCATTTTGAATAATTTGGATATTTTCTTTAGAAAAATAAGCTTTAGATAATGATGTTTCATCCCATTGACCCTGGGTTGGTTCTCTTAATGTTGTGCATTGATTAGCAGGAATTTTATCATACATAGCAAATAAATTAGAGATATCAGGTGCTTGCGTTTTATTAATAATATCAACTCTTCCGTTAGAACTTTTACTAATATTCATATTATAATACATTCATAAAAAAAATATATATTTATTTTATATAGAAATGAATTTTCAAAAGATAGTATTAACAGTAGCAATTGGTATATTAATAGTTATGTTAGTTGTAATTGGAATGGCATTATCTAAAGCTTCATATGAACAAGATTGGCCTCCTGTTGTAGGAGATTGTCCTGATTATTGGGTGGATATGTTAGGAAATGGTAAAGCATGTTTAAATACACATAGTTTAGGAAGATGTAATTTACCTACAGATGAAAATAAATCAACAATGAATTTTGACCAAAGTCCATTTACTGGTGATAATGGGTTATGTTCTAAATATAGATGGGCTACTGCTTGTGGAGTAACTTGGGATGGTATTACATCAGGTGTAATTAATCCATGTGATACATCAACTACAGATACAACAACTACAGATACATCATCATAATTTGATAAATTGATAATTTGATAATTTGATAATTTGATAAATATATAAATATATTTTTATTATGGGATTTTCTAAATGTAAAAAGGTGTAAGTAATTATTATAATGTATATATATATATATATTATAGTATAATGAATATATTAAGAGGAATAAAAGGCATTAAATCATTTATACCACCGGTTAAATATACAAATGCGACACTTAGAACAAAATTACTCAAATATTTTTATACAAATATGCCTCCAGATATAGACATAAATTCATGGGATACTAGCGAAGTGACTGATATGAGCGATTTATTTAATGGACGAGTCAACTTTAATAAACCATTAGATCGATGGGATACCAGTAATGTTACAAACATGGAAGGAATGTTTTTGAATAATAAAATATTTAATCAATCTTTGGATTCATGGAATGTAAGTAGGGTTACAAATATGAAAGAAATGTTTATCGGGTGTCGTCAATTCAACCAACCTCTTAACAATTGGGATACAAGTATTGTTTCTGATATGGAAGGTATGTTTTTACTATGTAATAACTTCAATCAACCGCTAGACCAATGGAATACTGAAAATGTTACAAATATGTCTTCTATGTTTGTTGGATGTAAAGAATTTAATCAACCCTTAAATACATTGAATACAAGTAAATGGAATACAAGTAAGGTTATAAATATGGCACATATGTTTGATGGATGTACTAATTTTAATCAACCCTTGAATAATTGGGATACACATTTAGTTAGAAACATGTCTCATATGTTTCGTGCATGTATTCATTTTAATCAACCATTAACAAATTGGAATATTCAAAATGTTACAAATCGAGAAAATATGTTTCTTGAGTGTAATGCGTTTGATTTAGCAAACAGTCCTCGATTTATAGTTCCAGCCGCCCCTCAGGGTGTTGCATATGAAATTCATAATGCCTTTAATCAACATTATGCTTTAAACAAGGATAAGTATTTTGAAATTATTGGGTTACCGAATCATCCTGATTCTATATATACTTCAATAAATGTTATTGAGTATATTAAACCAAAATTACTTGAATTAATTCAACGGGTTTATCCTGCGGATGCTATTAATGTAAAAACAGATGAATTGAATCAAATACTAACTACCATAAATAATGCAAGAGAATTATCTGAAGATCCAGATACAAAACTTTTATTAGGTAAAACAGTTGATTTTTTGGTTACCCAACCGAATGAATTCGTTCGTTTTTACTTAGAGGCATTGAAGTATGATTGCTTAAATGCTTATCCAACTGGTACTAATCGGTCTAGTTGTGTGAAAGGAATGATTGAACGATTTTATTTAACTATGGGTGACACTGCTTATGCCTTATGTCCTGATCCTGATACATGTAATAACCCAAAGTATAACGAATTAGTTTCTCTCTTTAACAAACGTTTTGATAAGAATGAATTAACTCAAGAATGGAATGAAACTTTTTTAGAAGATCCAATAAAGAGAGAAGATCTGTTAAAACTAGATAAAGAAGAACGGAAAGATCATTATCGTCAATTTATGATACAAAAATATAGAGATGCTGGTCAAATCCCAACTGAAAAAGCAAAACAAATGGTATTACGTGATATTATTGAACCTGAAATAGTTTCATTAGATTATGTTTTTGATGGATTACAATTTGGTGGTACTAAAAAGAAAACTGGAAAGAATAAAAGTAGAAAGAATAAAAGTAAAAGTAGAAAGAATAAAAGTAGAAAAAATAAAAGTAAAAAGAATAAAAGTAGAAATAATAAAAGTAAAAGTAAAAAGTATTAAAAGAATAAAAGTATTAAACCTTTTTACATTTCAAACGCCGATTAATTTTCTTCTAATTTTTTTAATCTTTCATCTACAATTTGTAGAATATTATAAATTGCTTCTAAATGTGTAACAAGTTCTTGGTCATAATATCTTGCTAATGGAACTGATTTAGAATATCTATTATTATTAATCGCAGTTTTCTTTTCAGTTAATAAATCGTTTATGACCTTAAAATTATGGTCTATTGATGTTTTTTTATCACTTTCATCTTTTTCTTTTTTTTGTTTTTCCAATTCTAATATTCTTAATTGTAATTGTTGTATTTCTTCGGTAACTAAACTCATGTTTAAATATAAATACTATTTTGTTTATTATTTATATTTCAATTTTATTATAAAATCGGCGTTTTAAATGTGCAAAGGTGTAAAAGAATAAAAGTATTAAAAGAAGAATGAAATAAAAGTATTAAAAGAAGAATGAAATAAAAGTATTAAAAGTAGAATGAAATAAACGTAACAAATAATATATTATAATTATAATATATGTCAATTAAATATACAAACGAATCACTCAAATTAGCAATAGATGATTATTACGATCAAGATATGCCTTCAAATATTGATATAAATACATGGGATACAAGCGAAGTAACTGATATGAGCGAATTATTCATAAATATGAATAATTTTAATAAACCATTAGATCGATGGAATACAAGTAAAGTTACGAATATGGCCGATATGTTTTATGAATGTACTCAATTTAATCAACCATTAAATTCGTGGAATGTATCACAGGTTACGAATATGGAAGGGGTTTTTTATGGATGTACTCAGTTTAATCAACCATTAGATAGATGGGATATTCAAAATGTTGAAGACATGAATTCAATGTTTTCCACTTGTACAAATTTTAATCAATCTTTAGACTCATGGAATACAAGTAAAGTTAATAATATGTATTCCATGTTTTCTAAATGTACTCAATTTAATCAACCATTAAATTCATGGAATACAAGTAAAGTTCATAATATGAGTTTTTTATTTTATGATTGTACCGAATTTAATCAACCTTTAGATAAATGGAATACTCAAAATGTTTCCGATATGAAGGCAATGTTTAGTGGATGTATTCGTTTTAATCAACCATTAAATTCATTTAATGTAAGTAGTGTTCATACGATGGCTCAACTATTTTTTGATTGTGAATCATTTAATCAGCCATTAGATAGATGGAATACTCAAAATGTTACAAATATGAATTCAATGTTTGCTAATTGTACAAATTTTAATCAATCATTATCTACATGGGATACGCATAATGTTACAGATATGACCAATATTTTTAATGGATATGATTCAATAGAAAATTGGGAACATCGTATTCCTCCACAAGGTGTTGCGTTTGAAATTCATAATGCGTTTAATCAGCATTATGCTTTAAATAAGAATAAGTATTTTGAAATTATCGGAAAACCTCCTGATTCTATATATACTTCAATAAATATTGTTGAATATATAAAACCAAAATTACTTGAATTAATTAAAAAAGTGTATCCAACAACTGAAGTTGTTAGTAAAACAGATGAAATGAATCAAATACTAAATACGATTAATATTGCCAGAGAATTGTCTGAAAAGCCCGATACAAAATTTTTATTAGGTAAAACAGTTGATTTTTTGGTTACCCAATCCAACGAATTCGTTCATTTTTATTTAGAGGCATTGAAGTATGATTGTTTAAATGCTTATTCAACGGGAACAGATAGGTCTAGTTGTGTGAAAGGAATGATTGAACGATTTTATTTAACTATAGGTGATACCGCTTATGCCTTATGTCCTGATCCAGATACATGTACTAATCCAACGTATAATGAATTAGTTTCTCTCTTTAACAAACGTGTAGATAAGAATGAATTAACTCAAGAATGGAATGAAACTTTTTTAGAAGATCCGATAAAAAGAGAAGAACTGTTAAAACTATCAAAAGAACAAAGGAAAGACCATTATCGGAAATTTATGATACAAAAATATACAGAGGCGGGACAAATACCGAATGAACAAGCAAAACAAATGGTATTACGTGATATTATTGAACCTGAAGTAATTGCATTAGATTATGTTTTTGATGGATTACAATTTGGCGGAAAAAAGTCTAGGAAGTCTAAAAAGTCTAAAAAGTCTAAAAAGTCTAGGAAGTCTAGGAAACTAGTAAGAAGAAATTCAAAGAAAAAATTACATTGTATAAGAAGAAAGTCAAAGAAAAAATTACATTGTATAAGAAGAAAGTCAAAGAAAAGATAGTAATTTTGACATATTACTATTATTATATCTAGACTCCATGATTTATTTTTACACCTTTTATCATTTGTAATAAACGCCCATTTTAGAGGGTAACAAATGTAAAATCAATAGTAGGAATTTCACCTACACAGATACATCATCATAATTTGATAAATATATTAAAAATATATTATAATATATTTATATTATGGGATTTTCTAATTGCCAAAAAGATTTTTTAAAAAATGTAAATGTTTTACCAGACGAATTAATTAGAGAAATTTATACATATGTTCCAAAAATAGTAAAGATTTGTTTAACAAAGAAAAACTATATACAAGATCATTGTTTAATGAAACAATATATAAATAAGCAAAATATAGAGAATTATTTTCGAGCAATGATAAGACAAGATAACAATTTTGTCTTTAAACAGTTGTTAGTTGAAAATAAGAATAAATGGTTGGATATGAAGAAATATTATTATAAAACTGGTATATATACCAATTATATAACCTTTATATACTCTTATGCAATTGAAAATGAATCTACTAAATGTAGACAATTATTTAATGATTTAATTCAAGAACTAGGTTTGAGTAAAAATCAACATAAAAAGAATATAATTAAATATATAAGATGGAAAACGTAAATATAAACAGTATATTAAATCGTGACGAAGAAGCTAGCAATATTAAGTCAATTCTAAAAGATTTTGAACAAAATAAGCATAATTTAGCAACTAAAAAAGGATTATACATTTATGGTGATCCAGGTTCAGGTAAAACTACTTTTATAACTAACATTCTCAAAGAATTGAATTATGATATTATTAAATATGATGCTGGAGATATTAGAAATAAATCAATAATTGATACTATTACAAAGCATAATATGTCTGATAAAAATGTAATGAGTATGTTTTATAAAAAAATACAACGTATTGCAATCATAATGGATGAAATTGACGGTATGAATAATGGAGATAAAGGTGGAATCAATTCACTTATTAAAATAATAAGACCAAAAAAAACAAAGAAGCAGAGACTAGAAGAAATAACGTTAAATCCTATTATTTGTATAGGTAATTACCATATTGATAAAAAAATTAAAGAACTTATGAAAGTTTGCCACGTAATAGAATTAAAATCACCAACAAAACCACAAATGTATTCAATTATAAATATTATAATGCCAACAATGGAAGATGAAAATATAAAAGGCAATATAATTAATTTTATTCAAGGAGATTTACGAAAACTTAAAACTATTTATGAATTATATAAAAGTAAACAGAACATATTAAATAACAATATTATTCAGAATATATTTTTAATGAAGTCTTATAATGATGATACAAGAAAAATTACAAAAAAATTAATTAATAATAATTATACAATTGACGATCATTTAACTATTATGAATGAAACAGATAGAACAATTGTAGGTTTATTATGGCACGAAAATATTATAGATGTATTAGGTAAAATTAACAAAAATGAGTCGGTTCCATTATATTTAAAAATATTGGATAATATGTGTTTTGCAGATTATATTGATAGAATTACATTTCAAAAACAAATATGGCAGTTTAATGAAATGAGTTCATTGATAAAAACATTTAAAAATAACAAAATATATCACGATGAAATATCTCCTAAAAAGAAACAAAATTTTAATCCACCAGAAGTAAGATTCACAAAGGTACTAACAAAATATTCAACGGAATATAATAATTCTATTTTTATTCAAAATCTATGTCAGGAATTATCAATGGATAAAAATGATATGTTTGCTTTCTTTTTAGATCTTAAAAGTAAACATACTGATAACGAGATTGTGTTATTATTTGAAAATTATAATATTACAAAATTAGATATTAGTCGTATTTATAGATATTTGGAAAAATATACAAAGGAAAATGCTCCAGAAACAGAAGATGTTTTATCTGATGAAGAACCCGAGGAATGTTAATAAGTATTCTATTAATTATTTTATTAATTTAATTTACAAAATATATTTATAATTGTAAATTAAATATATTTTGTAATACATTTTGTAAGGTTATAGGTTATAGGTTATAAGGTTATAGATTAGTCATATTTTTTCTTGAAAACAAACATTTTTCATACCAAATTTCCTTTACATCTGGTCCAACAGTTGTAAAATGATGATTTTCATATTGTTCTGGAGTATCATAAAACAGTATAATAGGGTTCCTTCTACCAGAACGACCAGTTGAATCAATCACCTTAAAATAGATATCCTCATTCTTACTTCCAACCAGATGTGGATATCTCTCACCCGTCACTGCATTTCTAATTCTACTACCTTGTTGACCTGAACCATAATTTTCAATAGTTATTTTCTTGTGAAATTTGCCATCTCTCCATGTATTATTAAATAGAATAGAATATTTTTCATAATTTTTGTCGGCATTTCTTCCCATCTCTGTCAATTTCAATTTCATTTTATCACCAAGAGATAATTCATCAACAGTTTCTATTAGTTCGTCGTAATACATTGTTATACTATATTATAATAATGTATTATAGCTTTAAATTGTTTAACAAATATATTATTATGAAACTATTTTTCCACACTTATAATCAGCTAGATCTATAGTAAGCTGTTTAATTTTTTTAAAAAGCTCGTTAATTAGTATATTTTTATTTTCTATTTTTTTATCATATTCAATACGAATATTTTCAATATCTTTATTACCAGGTTTATAAATTGTTGTTAATAGCTTCTGTTGTGCCTCTAACATTTTATTATGTTCTACTATCCTTTTTTCTCTTTCATCTTCCATTTTTTTCATTTGTTCTAACAACTTGGGTTTATATTCAGGTTTTCCAGGTTCATAATCTTCTAATAATTTATTCATATCATACATATAAAATTGTTTTAAAACTGGATCTTTTACAAAATCATCCACCGTATATTTTGAAGGAATTGTTTTTGTTTGTTGAGGATTTTCTAATAATTTTTCTTTATTCAAAGAATTATGTTTATGTGAAAAAACCAATATTGATTTTAATGTATCAAGTTGAATTAACGGAATTGTATAACCCTTTGTAAATTTATTTTCTTCTGCAAGAGCAATTTCATCATCATATCTAGTTTGTTGTAACAATTCTTTCTTAAATGCAAAAGTAGCAGCAGTTGAATGATATGATGTATATGGACCACATTGAAAAACAGCATTTCTAGAATCAAAGTAAATATGCATTTCTGATGAACCAGCGATCAAAAATGAAGGATTATTTGTTAAAGTTTCAACAGCGTGTGAAATTCTTTCGGGAGGATAATAATCATCATCATCCATATAAATAATTATATCTCCAGAACATTTACTATGCATTAAATTACGTTTTTTACCTAAAAGCATTTTTTCTTCATAATAAAAGTATTTTATTTCTGGAATATGTGATACAAGATCTCCAATAGGATCAGTACCATCATCAATAATTATCCATTCGATTCTATCTTTTGGATATATTTGATGTTCAAAACATTTAATCATATATGGTATAAATGGTCTACGATTGAATGTAGGAGTACATAAACTAACAAATGGAAGAGTATGCGTAGTTTTATTTTTTTTAGTTTTTCTCATTATCTAAATTAAAATTAAAACTTATATTTAAATTGTTTATTAAACCAATCTAATATTATATTTTTTTGTTGTTTTTAATGATTTTCTTATTTTACCTCCCATTTGTTCTATAGGAGGAGTAGGAGCCATTTTTTCTATAGGTGGAGTAGGAGCCATTTTTTCTATAGGTGGAGTAGGAGCCATTTTTTCTATAGGTGGAGTAGGAGCCATTTTTTCTATAGGTAGTGCAGAAACAGTAGGAGCAGAAGGAGTAGGAGCAGAAACAGTAGGAGCAGAAACAGTAGGTGCAGAAACAGCAGGATCAAAAACAGTAGGAGCAGTAGTATTTTCATAATCAATACCACCACCTGTTTCTTTTGGTTGTGTTACTTTTCTGAATATTCCATTTTTAATTATTTTTTTTATTTTATCATCATCTATATCTATTTTGGGACATATTTCTACCAACTTAGTTTTATTAATGCCTATTTTTGCTTTTTGTATTTTTTCTGTTATTTTAGCTGTAAAACCATCTGATCCTACCGCAGGAATTTCATTATTATAAAAACCCATATAGTAAGCAAATCCTACAGCTATTAATAATCCAATAATAGATTTATTATCAAGACTTCTAAGTCCATTTAAACATAAACTTACTGTTGCAAGAATTAAAAATAAAAGTTTTTTATATGCAAAAGTATCTATGATAAAATCATATACTCCATATGTTTTTTTTGTTTTATTAATACTGTAAGTAGCTAATAGAGGAGAAATTAATCCATAAAATGTAAAAAATATTGGTGTTAAAAATGTTGAAAATAAACCTACTGGAATCCAAATAAAAAAGAATAATAATAATTTAAACAATCTAATAAATGATACGTCATCATCAGATTCCCATTCAAATATTTCGTTTTTATTTTTATCGGTATATTTAAGAGATTCTCTAAATAATTCAGGTATATTTATAAAATGATAAAAAATACTAATACACATATTGAAAAAATATAATCCAATCCAAATAAATATGCCAAACAATCCATATAAAATCATAATAAGTGGTTCAGGAAGATAACTTAAATAAAAGAAAATAGTATTAATAGCTAATAAGTTTTTAGCAGCCAAATTATCATAAATACGTGAAAAAAATAAAGCTGCGTTTGATTTACCTTTTGCATATGCCTTATCTTTTAAAGAACATAATAAACTATTACTAAAACTATCTAAATAACTTTGAGAATTAAATATAGCCTTTTGCGAAATTGTATCTTTTTCAGAAAAGATAGATGGACTCATAATATTTATATCAATTGGAATATTTTCAACAATGCGATCAATAATAGTATATGGTGCTAATTCTATATTATCTGGAAGAATATTTGACTGAGCAACTTTAGTTGTATATAATCCTAATCCACCAATAATAAATATAGAAATACCTATAGTAAATACAATACTTGATATGTAATTCTTTATAAATCCTTTAAAATCTGGCGATGAACCTCCAGTTCCAGCATCTTCATTTTTTTTTTCATCAATTGCGCTTGTATCTTCTGTTGTAGACATAATTATAATAAATATATATTAAAAAATTAGAACAATAAAATAAATTATATAAGATAGCTAATCATAATTTATTAGAATTTATTAGAATTTATTAGAATTTATTAGAATGGAACCAATTATAACGTTAACTTATAACGTTAACTTATAACGTTAACTTCTTTTTATTGGGTATTATGTTATTGGGTATATAGACGTGATTACGATGAATTAAAATATACTTTAGACAGAATTGACATTAAATTATAAATAGGCTAAATATTTTATCTTCAACAATTGATTCATTTGCTTCTGATACAAGATCGAATTAGAAAATAAAATCTAAATTGTATATATATATGACATTAAATTATAAATATACAATACTTTACACATTTGGTAGTTTGTTTCTATTTTGGATGATAGTAAAATATGGAACAAAAGTATTAACAAATTGCCCAAGTAAAAAAATTATTGAAGGATTAACGGATTTTGAAAGATACTCTACAAAAGTTATACCATATCCTACAGATACCGTGATAAATTATAATGATACGAATTCTCCATTATATAGTCATTCGGTAAATTTACCAATTAATGATTCTGTTAGTTGTAAGAATTTTTGTGGTCCTAAATCACAATGTGCCATAACTAGAGAACAATGCACCTCAGATATAGATTGTAAAGGATGTAATCCAGGTCCCACACCAATGGATTCATGTGTAACAGAAGATGTGCCTCCTTATGATGCTGGAGGAAAATTAGGGCAACAAGGATTACAATATAGTCAATTAACAACAGGTTATAATAATCATAACGCAGATTTTGCTCAAATATATCCAGATTCAAAAGATGCAGAATTAAAAGTTCCATATCAAGGTCTAGATCAATGGTCAAAGTCATTTAATGAAGGGTTAAAATTATACAATAAACGTAGAGAATCCGCAGATAAATATAGTCAAGGAATTTCAAATGCAATTCCGTTAGCAATGGGAAACGAGATGCCATCCTTTGGACCAAAATATCCAATGACTGTATCGGCAACTGGGCAATTTTATGAGACAACACCCCCAGCAGCAAATGCGTCATTACAGAGATAACTGGGTCATTACAGAGATAACTGGGTCATTTTTATGTCGCATACATAAGACCAACATTACCTCCGATGAAGTTAACAACGTTAATTCGTTCTTCAAACAAATATAAATCAAAGTTGTAATCATAAATACGCCATGTTGGTTTGTTAATGCCTATAATATTTCCTGTTTCCGGATCACAAATGGTTAAGCTTTGAGCCAAAGGATCTAGTGGAGGTATGATTGTTGTGAATTCAAATTCTATTTGATTGAATCTACTCATATTTATTGCACCAGAGGGCTGTAAATCTCCATTATTTGAGTTAACCGAAAAATTATAACAATATAATCCTGGAGGAGCACTTCCAGTTGTTCTAACATATTTTTCAATATAATCATAAACTCCTGCTGGTTGAATATTTTCTCTATAAGAACCATCGAGAAGTATACCCATTGCAACCATTATTAATTTTTCATTTTGAGGATTATATGTCTGATTAATTACAAGACCTGTTAATGTTCCATCTGGATTTACACCTGGACCTATTTCTACAGGAGTTAATAGACCACCAATGGTTCTATAAACAGTATATGTTCCTGATGTAGGAGACTGTAAAACATTCAAAGGTAAATAATTATATGGCCAATTTGTATAATTTGACCATTCATTCCTTAAATTGGCATCACTTCTTTGAAAATAGAATAACCAGTTTGAAATCATACCTAATGAATCCAATTCTACTTTATTCGGACCGGTAACATTTGGGAAAATTCTTTCGTGAACTTGTTTTATTACATATTTCTGCTCTTGTAATGCAAACATTCGTTCTTCATCATTTGATAAGAAGCAATATGTGCAATTCAAATGAATATCAGCATTCCATATTGTTCTTTGATCTGAATATGAATTTATATCAATACATACATCTGGTGGTGGCTGTAAGAAACGAAAAAATTGCATATACCATACATTAAAATTTGGAGAAATATAAGGATAATTATTTGTCGCATCAAATACATCACGAATACTAAATAATTGATTTATTGGTCTAAATGTGACATTTATATGTAACTCATTGTATTGTAGTGATGTTAGAGGAAATGCCATTTGTGACTTCAAACTAAACCAATTATTTAGAGGTATATACAATATTCTACCCCTAATTGATGGTTCTGGACCTGCTAAATCACCATTATAATAAGCATTCGGATATGAGTTAACACGTGAATTGGAATTTGCTGGATCATTCAATTCAGGCTCTTGTCCTATCATTCTATTGAATAAATCAAGTTTAATAGCATTATAATCACGTTGAACAGATGCTAATAAATAATTACCAGAATATTCTTGTAGCGTATAATTTCCACAAGTAATGCTAATTTTTGAAATCATTTTGGCTCCAATATTTTCAATCCATTTAAATTCATATGGCGCCCATTGTTCTATATTTCCTAAACCTTGTGCTGTTGTTTCGTCTGTTACTTGCTGTGGTGGCAAAATTCCGCTCCAAATATTTGGTAGAGCCACTGATAAATAACAATCCATTAACAGATCCGCGTACCTAGGTACTTTAAACGTAAATGTAGATTCTTCTGATAGTCGCAGTGTTTTTGATCCTTCATAATTTACAACAAATTTTTGTAAGCCAAAATTTGTATATTGATGATAAGTTGATTTAAAGAAGCTCTTAGATGGGTTTCCGTTTAAAATTATATTTTGTTGTCCAGAGCTTATAAGATTCATTAAACCTCCAGGCATATTTTATAATATAATAACATTATATTTAATTACTTATTCATCATAATATAATTTTTCTATTTCCAATAATTCTTTATTTTCATCATTTTCAATTCTTTTTATTTGTTTTTCAATTTCGTCTTTCAAAATAGGCAATCTAGTATATAACATAGGATTTGAACTTTTTCCCTCCTTATTCTTAAACTTATCTGGATTAAAGCGAATGAAAATAAATTTTCCACCGTGTAACATAAATAAATCATCATATCGAATTTCCTCCTTATCTTTATCGTATCCTTTATGTTGATTTTCGTCGGTTTCAATACATAACAATGTATTTCCAATAAGTTTACGATGATCAATTCTTCGTCTATGAATACACTCACAATTTCCTGTCCATAAAGATATATCGTGATGAAACCCTTCAAAATTTAAATTAATAAAATTTTTTGTAGCAATTTCTTTTGTTTTACTACGACTTTGTAGTGTTAGAGGATCATTTGGAAATAATTGTTGATAACAGGAAGCACAATATCCCTTGTATTTTACATTAGCTTGACTACCTAAACAATAATTTGCTTTACATTTTTTATTTTTTATGTCAAACATTCCATCTAATTTATGTGCCCCACAATAAATGCCGATAGTTTCACCTTCTAGATTATAATTAGATCGTGTTTTACAATTTGGATAAATACATTGTTTATTTTTTATATCTACCATCCCGTCTAATTTATGCGATACACAATATAACGCTTTTGCTTCACCTTCTAGATTATAAGTTGGTTGTATTTTACAACCAGAATAAATACAAGTTTTATTTTTTATATTTACCATCCCGTCTAATTTATGCGATACACAATATAACGCTTTTGCTTCACCTTCTAGATTATAAGCTGGTCGTATTTTACAATTTGGATGAATACATTGTTTATCGTTAACATTTACCATTCCATCTAATTTATGCGATACACAATATAACGCTTTTGCTTCACCTTCTAGATTATAAGCTGGTTGTATTTTACAACCAGAATAAATACAAGTTTTAGAAACAATATTTACCATCCCGTCTAATTTATGCGATACACAATATAACGCTTTTGCTTCACCTTCTAGATTATAAGCTGGTTGTATTTTACAACCAGAATAAATACAAGTTTTATGTTTTATATCTACCATCCCGTCTAATTTATGCGATACACAATATAACGCTTTTGATTCACCTTCTAGATTATAAGTTGGTCTAGTTTTACACCCAACCTCTATACATATTTGACTTACTAATTTATATTCTCCTTTATGTTCATTACATTTAGTTGGATTAGAATGATATGCGCCATAATTGGCGTATTTACGGCAAGTCTCAAAATCACAAATTTTAGGCATATATAATACACAAAGATATTTCTAAATTGTTTTACTCCTTAAAACTAAAAGTAGGGAGTAATAATATCATATTATATTTTCCATAATACTACTACTTTTAAACTGTTCATATGTTATATTTTCACAAAAATCTAAAAAGTCAACCATAAAGCTTTTGTAATTATTATATGTTAATGTTGGACTTGTATAATATTGACCATTTGTGATTTGTTCATACAAAAAATCCCAACAATCAATTGTTTCTCCATTACTAACTAATGATAAATTATTAACAAACACATATCTTACAATTTTACAAGCTATTTGTTTGGCATAAAAAGCATTCATACTTAATATATCATTTTTAGCATTTAATGTATCTATATTTGTAATACTTTGCATTGATTTGAATTCGGTTGTTAGTTCATTTTCTGGTAAATATTGTTGGATCATACAACTTAATGTAAAAGTTTGACAAAAACTATGCGCCGATTGTTTTTGTAATCCACCATATACTGTACAATCTTGACCCCCACTATTATAATATGGATCCCATAAACAGTTTTTATTCTCTTTACATGGATTTCTAATAGCTCTTTTACTTTCTGTAGGATTTGTAATTGGATTTATTTTATTTTTACACACTTCAAACGAACCTTTATATGTACAAATAAAGTGTGTATAATCACCTCCAGTTTTATAAAATATACATGGAGTATCAAAGTTTCTTACATAATTATTAGTATTTAACTCAAATTTTGAAGTAGGATAAGCAATCAAACTAATATTTAAATTATTTAATTTATTTATGTTTTCAATAAATGCATCATATAAAGAACTTCCCATTAAATCAATTAGTAAATTAAGATATATATGATAAATATCTTCCATAACGTTTTGTTCTCTTATTAGTTTAGGAACATTTCGTATAACTTGTGGTTTTGTAGTCGTGGTTGTTGTAAATTTTGTTATTGGATTTAGTGACTTACTTTTTACATTTTTATTTTTACTTGGATTTTGAGTTCCACTTTCTTTTTGTTTTCCACTTCCTTTTTGTTTTCCACTTTCTTTTTGTTTTCCACTTCCTTTTTGTTTTCTACTTTCTTTTTGTTTTCTACTTCCTTTTTGTTTTCTACTTCCTTTTTGTTTTCTACTTCCTTTTTGGTTTTTAAGATGTTTGTTTGTATATTTCAATGTCCTAGATTTTTTAGGGGTTTTAAACATATTATATTATATAAAGAATAAAGAATAAATTATTATTTTTATTTATATAATATAATATGGATAATTCTCAAGATAAAGCGATTAATAATGCGATTAAATCTGTTACAGAAATGAAAGAATCTACTGCTGTATTTTTAATTATAGGAATCACATTAATTATCATTTTAATAGCATTTTTGTATTATTTCTATTATAGCCGCTTAAGAAGTAAAGAATGTTCAACTATGGATTCTATATATGGAGAATTAAATGGTAAAATAAGATCAATAGATAATTCGGAACAATTTAATTACACATTTAAAGATTATTATATTAAGACGGCTTATAATTGTTGTAGCGGAGGTAGTTATAAAAATGATTATGTTGATACATGTATTTTGAAAAATATATTAAAACAGGGTGTTAGAGGTCTTGATTTTGAAATATTTTCAATTGAAGATCAACCTGTTGTTGCTACTTCAACCAGCGATAGTTATTATGTTAAGGAAACCTTTAATTATATTAATTTTGGCGATGTTATGAATATTATTCGAAATTATGCTTTTTCAACATCAACTGCTCCTAACTCATTAGATCCAATTGTTATTCATCTTCGTATTAAGAGCACTAACCAAGAAATGTATAAAAATTTTGCCAAATTATTAGAAGGGTTTGATTCTTTATTGATGAGTAAAGACTATGATTCGGAATATTATGGACACAATTTTGGTAATGTAGAATTACAAAAATTGATGGGAAAAATTGTTATAATTGTTGATCGTAGCAACACCTCTTTTCTAGAATGTCCTGAATTCTATAAATTTATAAATATGACTAGTAGTTCTGTATTTATGAGAGCATTACATTATTATGATATTAAATATACTCCTGATATGAAGGAACTTATTGATTTTAATAAACAAAATATGACTATAGGTATGCCCGATAAAGGAGCTAATCCTGAAAATCCTAGTTCTGTAATTATGAGAGAAACTGGATGTCAACTTTTAGGAATGAGATATCAATTAATTGATGTAAATATAGAAGAAAATGATATATTTTTTGATGAAAACAGTTATGCGTTTGTTCTTAAACCAGAGCATTTACGTTATGTTCCTGTTACTATTCCTTTACCACCACCTCAAAATCCAGAATTATCATATGCTACACGAACAGTTCAATCCGATTTCTATAAATTTGATATTTAATCCACCTTTTAATCCACCTTTGAAAAGGTGGAGCCAAACTTTTTTTTACAAACAAATTTCAATAAAAAGTATAACAAAATAAATATATAAACAATATTGTGATATATTTATCGATTCTAAATAATAATACTAATTATAATTGTCATAATATAATTTTACTATTTCTAATAATTCATTATTATCCTCTTGATTTATTCGTTGTATTTGGTTTTCTATCTCCATTTGTAATACTGGTAAACGCGTATACAGCATTGGGTTAACCGTTTTACCATTTTCATTTTTATACTTATCTGGATTAAACCGAATAAATATAAATTTTCCGCTATGTAACATATATAAATCATCGTAGCGAATTTCTTCATCATTTACGTTATAAGTTTTGTGTTGATTTTCATCAGTTTCAATACATAATAATGTATTTCCTATTAATAAACGATGGTCTATTCTTCTTCTATTTACACATTCGCAATTTCCTGTCCATAATGATTTATCGTGTTGGAACCCTACAAAAGTTTGATTTATAAAATCTCTTACTGCTATTTCTTTTGTTTTTGAACGAATTTGAAATGTTAATGGGTCATTTGGAAATGATTGTTGATAACAAGAAGAACAATATCCCTTATATTTGCTACAACCCAAAGAACCTAAACAATAATTAGCCTTACATTTTTTATTAATTACGTCAATCATATCATGTGTTTTACATGTCACGCAAAACTTAGCATCTAATCCCTTTAAATTATAACTAGGTCTAGCTAATCCGCAACCGCATTTTTCGTGATTTACATCAATCATTCCATCTAATTTACAATTCATACAAAATTCTGCCTTTAGCCCCTTTAAGTTATAACTAGGTCTAGCTAATCCACAATGACACTTTTTATGTATTAAATCAATCATTCCATCTAATTTACATTTAGAACAATATTCAGGTGATAATCCTTTAAAATTAAACGACGGATGAACGCTGTTACATTTACATTTTTTACTGTTAACATCAATCATTCCATCTAATTTACATTTGGAACAATATTCTGCGGGTAATCCTTCAAAATTAAATTGTGGCTGAACACTATTACAATTACACTTTTTATGTATTAAATCAATCATTCCGTCTAATTTACATTTAAAACAATATTCTGCTTTTAATCCTTCAAAATTAAAAGATGGTTGGGCGATGTTACATTTACATTTTTTACTTTTAACATCTATCATTCCATCTAATTTACATTTAGAACAATATTCTGCTGTTAATCCTTCAAAATTAAATGAAGGTTGAACACTATCACAACTACATCTGTCATTACAAACATCGACCATTCCATCTAATTTACATTTAGAACAATATTCTGGTTTTAAACCATTATAATTAAAACAAGGAATTTTGTTTCCACAATGACATACGCTATATTGACCATTTAATTTTTCTTTATGTGTTTTACATTTAATTGGTATTCCATAAAATTCAGCATAACTAGCTCTGTTGCGACAGTTTTCGAATTGACAAAGTTTAGGCATTTTATATTATATAATAATATTATAATTTATCTTTAAGTATGTTTCCTAAATCAATAGTGGGGACATAAAATATGTCGAAATTATTGACATATAAATAATAATAACCGTAATATATAAATGACTAAAAAAGATAATGTTTGTAAAGGGTTAACATTTAGTGACTGTGAATTAGCCATTTTAAGAACTGCGGTAGATAATGCCGAAGAAAAGCAAGGCAGAAAAGTTGCTAATTCTCCAGAAATTAAACGCATAATTGGTATTTTAGAAAATTTTTTAAGAAAAAAGCATCTGGTGTGTTATGGTGGCAGTTCGATTAACGAAGTCTTACCAAAACAAGACCAGTTCTATAACAAAGATATTGAAATTCCTGACTACGATTTTTACAGCCCGAATGCATTAAATGACGCTAAAGAACTAGTTGATATTTATATTGATAATGGGTTTCAAGAGGTAGAGGCAAAATCAGGCCAACATCACGGAACATTTAAAGTATATGTTAGTTTCATTCCTGTAGCAGACATTACGCAAATACCAAAGGAATTATTTAATGCGATAAAAAAGGAAGCAGTTAAAATTGCTGGGATACTACATTCGCCGCCGAATTTGCTTCGTATGGGAATGTATTTAGAATTATCTCGTCCTGCTGGAGATGTTAGTAGATGGGAAAAGGTATTAAAACGATTGACTCTTTTAAATAAACATTATCCATTAAAAGGAAAAGAGTGTGATAAAATTCAATTTCAACGTAAAATGGCGGATAATGAATATTCTAACAAAATATATGAAACAATACAACAGACATTGATAGATCAAGACGTAGTATTTTTTGGAGGAGATGCATTATCTATGTATTCACAATATATGCCGGCCAATTTAAAAAATAAATTAGAAAAAATACCAGATTTTGATGCTCTTTCAGAAGAACCTATGTTAACAGCACAAATTGTTAAAGAACGTTTGTCTGATATTAATGTTAAAAATGTTAAAATTATCAAACGCCCTGGTATTGGTGAAATTATAGCACCACATTATGAAATTAAAGTAGGAAAGGATACTGTTGCTTTTATTTATCAACCTCTTGCTTGTCATAGTTATAATATTGTTAAAGAAAATGGATATGATATTAAAGTGGCTACAATTGATACTATGCTGAGTTTTTGGTTGGCATTTTTATATGCTAATCGACCATATTATGATAAGGATCGAATATTATGTATGGCAAATTATTTATTTGAAGTTCAAGAAAAAAATAGATTATCTCAAAAAGGTTTATTGCGAAGATTTAGTATTAATTGTATAGGTCATCAAGAAACAGTAGAAGAAATGCGAGCTGAAAAGGCTGAAAAATATACAGAATTAAAGGGTAAACAAAATGGTACGGAATTCGAAGAATGGTTTTTACGTTATAGACCATTAGATAGCAAAAATGAAAAAGATGAAAAAAAACCATATAACAAATTTAATAAAACTAACAAAAGTAATAAAAGTAATAAAAGTAATAAAAGTAACAGAAAAAAGAAAAGAAAAACTAGAAAAAGACGTGGGTTATTTTTTTAAACATGTTCATTTTTAGATAATCTATCAATGAACCTATTTTTATCTAGGTGTTCAATCATATAAATATTTATAATTTCTGCTGGAGAATAAAAATTATCTGTTATATTTTGTAAACATTCTAGATCCAGTTTTTCGTTAAATAAATGTTCATACATTTCTGTAATTATTTGATGTGAAGCATAGGATAATTCTAATGTTAAATCAATTCTTCCAGGTCTAATTAATGCTGGATCTAAATCGTGGTAATGATTTGAGGAAATAATCATTATTCTTCCAGGAGTTTCACGAATACCATCCCATAAATTCAAAATATCATCTAGTGTTATTGGATCTTCGTCTACAGATAGCTTAGGAAATTCACACATTTTCTCTGTAGCTTTTTCAGTTGCAGCAATTGTCTCTAATAAGTCACCTACATTAATTTTTGATTTTGTTGTTAGTTCATCAAAATCTAATTTTTTTCCAAATCCAGTCATTGATTTATTTTTTTTGGTTTCTCTATTCATTACAATATCTCCAATACAATCAATATCTTCAAAAACAATAATTTTCTTATCAAAACCAATACTTCCTTTTTTATTATCCAAATTATACCTTTCTTCAAAAAAGACATTATCCAATTGTTTTTTGGTTTTTATTAGCTTCAAAGAAATAACAATTATGTGACGATTTGTATAATTAGCAATTGCCTTGATAAGTGAGGTTTTTCCTGTTCCTGGAGGACCATACATTCCAATGCCAATTGAATAAGGAATTCCTTTATTAAAATACCAATCTTTATTGTTTAAAAAGAAATCCAATTTACTTATTACGTCTTTTTTATTTTTGAAAAAAATATTATTAAATTGTCTTGTGCTTTCAAATAAATTTTCATCCCACATTTCACATCTCTGTTCTTCATATTTATTTTTAGATAATGTATAAATAAATCTTTTATTTTCTCGAAGATCTTCAA